CAATTACTTTAGACTGGTTAGTAGAAAATATTGGTTATGAACTAAGGTATTGGGATCATGCTAATCCACAATACTTAAAGTATGGTGAGAATACTTTAAGGCTTATTTATAAGATTTTTGAAGACTTAGAGTTACAACGTGAAGGTTATGTATTAGTACATAGTCAAAGTAAAAAAACGCTTAAGATTAATAATAAAGAGGAATTGTGAAAATTGAAGAGTTTGGAAAAGAATACTTAAAAGAAGTATTTGAAAATTTCAAGACTAGTAAACAGGCTTTGGAGATGTTAGTGGATTACATGTGTTGGTTGGGAAAGGCAAAACATGGCGATTACATAGCGGGGAAAAAGCAAAAATAGTTTACGAGTGGAACCCACAGGAGGCGTGATGCGGAAAATAGCGGCTGAAAAATCAACGGCAGATGAAATCGAAGAACTCCAGCGCAAATTTAACGCAAAAATACAGCCGATGTGGTACGTATTAAAACACAAAATACTGCCACAATTGGAACAGCAATTATTGAGATGCCTGGACGCGGAGATAAAGGAGTCTGAATGATCCACTCTTTCGGTAAAACCGACTGCTCTGAGTGTGGCAAGACATTTAAGAAATCAAGTGCATGGCAAAGATTCTGCTGCGAGCAGTGCAGGAACAGATATCACAGCAGACTAAAGCGCAGGGAGGCAAAAGAGAGAAGGGATAAGTTGAATCTGAAAAAGTACAGGCGCATTGCAAGGGTGGTCAATACCAAGTGCGGATGCTGCGAAGATATATGCGACAATAGCTGCGAACTGTACAGCATAAAGAAAATTGTGAAGGAGAAAGGATGAATATATTAGGCATTGATCCAGGAAATGTACAATCAGCTTATGTTTTGTGGAATGCAAAGGATGAAACGCTTGAAGGATATGGAATACTCGAAAACGAAATAATGCTTTCCAGATTAGCATCAGACTTACACATTTGCTCTGATGTAATTGTCTGCGAAATGGTAGCAAGCTACGGCATGGCGGTAGGTAAAACCGTGTTTGAAACTTGCGTCTGGATTGGCAGGTTCACTGATCCAGAAGATAAGCTGGTCTACCGAAAGGACATAAAACTGCACTTCTGCAACAGTATGAGAGCGAAGGACACCAATATCAGGCAAGCTTTGATCGACAGGTTTGGCCCTCCCGGAACAAAGAAAGCACCTGGAAAGCTGTACGGTGTGAAAAAAGATATATGGTCAGCACTGGCAGTCGCTGTATATTATGCCGACACACATGCAAACGGAAAAGCCTCCGAGTAATTCAGAGGCTTTGTTCCAAGGGTTGGGGAATTCGATTAAAAGTTATTTTACTGTGGCGTTACCTTCTTGTCAAGTTCAACCAGTTTCTGGTAGTCATCTGTCAGGTGGAAGAAATCCAGCACCGCGTCAATTCCGCTAATCATACCAGCCCAGATTTTATCGTCAGGATCATTTGTGAAATCACCATCCTGGTTTAAGTCGGTTGCTGCAGCCCTGTCCTTCAAGCTTTCTACAGCTTTGCGCATTTCAAACAAAAGATTTGCTGCCGGCACTTTCAAACTGTCTTTAATCAGGTCTAACAGCTTTAGGTACTTCATTACATCTTGGCATATACCGATTAGTTTCGGCAAGTCCTTAACATGTTTGAATACACCAAACACGCCAGCCAGATTAATTCTCGGGATTCTCATTCTGCCTCCTAGAGTCAATTATTTCAATCCAGATGGACTGATACCCGTTTAACACATCTAAAATCTCTTCAAGGGCATTCTGCGAGTCGTGTATAGTATCCTCAGTTGAATACATGCCGACAAGAATACACCCTGCTGTATTTTGAGGGTAGTTTCCTTTATGTAACTTCACTTCAGTAAAATCCGGTACACCTTTAAGCTCTGGCAGTACGCGCTTAAACTTAGGCGACCACTCCATTACAATACTGTATTTACCTGGAGGAATACAACGTGGTTTTTCATCTCGATCAGGTGGTTCAAGTGTATCGTATATTTTACCCGCAACATTAAGCTTTCCTTGAGTTGTCAGGGCTGAAAACCTGTCACGGATCAATACTATTGTAATTTCCTTAGGCTCTAATTTCATACCTGGAACCGCTAACTTTCCTTTGTCGTTGACATACTTGTCACGCCAGAAGAACGGCATACGCGTCATTAATTAACCACCAAAAGTTGAGTTTATTGCTGCTGCTGCTGCGTCTAGCACTTTAATGATCGCGTATATAAGAGCAATCATTGCACTGTTGTAGAGTATCTTTTGTTTGCCGTTAACTGGTTGCTGTGATGGGTTATGTGACTTCAAACCCTCTTCAACAGCATCTTTCATTTGTGCAGGCAAATGTTTCATGTCAGTCTTGATCTCCACAATATCGGTTTCATTTTTCCTGACCCTTTCTTCCAGTTTATCGTGGCTGTCGCAATTCATTCTAGCCCCCTATTCTGCCTCTCTTGCCTCTATCTCCAGCGGGTTGTTAGCGTAGCCGTACTTCAGGTTGTAAAAGTTCCACATAAGCAAATACCCAACTTTACCGTAGCGTTCTATCTGCTCCAGGTGTTTGCGCTCATGCCTGATCAATGCCGGGGAAGGATATGTTCCTATGTAATATATCTGTTTTTCAAACACATCCACCATTGCATCTTTTTTAGCCTTTTTCAGGATAAACCAGTTCAGACTATACTTACGCGCTTTTTTGGGGTTCATTGTTCGGTCCTCACTCTTCTTTGTATTTTTCTTTTCATGTAATTTCTGGCACGTGTCCGAGCTTGGTCGATGTTTTTTTTAATCAATTTGGTTTTAAGTTTGTCGCTCATCTTTCGTTTCGCAATACGGTCTACAAGCCGCTTTGCTTCCTGACCTGCAATGATTTGAAATTCATCAAATTCTGCTGGAGTCATTCCATATTCAACTCCGCGAATAGTTACCCTGTTTGATGGAATCCCTATATTAATACCAAGTCTCAAGATTTCCTGGTTAGTTACATCAGCTTTAACAGGGCTCACACCTTTGCCTAGAAACATACGCTGAACAACGCCGGGTTTACCTTCACCGGCTCTTATTATTGGTTGACCCCATATATCACGCCGTGGATATAACTGATCGCGCATAAAGCGGCCTGGTACTCTTTCCTGCATAATCTGAACAGCCGTTTCGGTGCGCTTCAGTTCGGGTTCTATTGCTCTTGTTGTTGCTCCTACAATATTCGGTACTAAACTCCCTGTTGTCATTTTTATGTAATTGTTGCCGTATCTTTGAGGATCGCGCACAGCATCAAGAAAGTTACTCAGACCTGATACAAATGTTTTGGAGAGCAAGTTCTTAGATACCGACCCTCCGGCTGCAGCTAACGCAGCCATGTATTCATCGTCATCACCAGGATCAAATTCAGCATAGTCTGCAGCCATGCCAAGCACAGATGCAATCGGTTCGAATCTTTCTATTGGAAGCCATGCGTCCGGTCCACCAAAAAGTTTAAGGTTAATGCTGTAAGGTTGCCAGCCTGTGCGATACAAAGAATCTCTTTCATTTTTGTCTTTAGGGCCACCACCTGTAAGGAAGCCTGATTTAGCCAGCATTATGCCGATTCCCATTATAGCAGTACCGAATGCAGGTGCAGCCATTTCATCGCTAAAATTCGCACCTTTAATATTAAAATGATCCCCGCGTAATGCTTTAAGAAACCCTAATGGTGTACGCTCAACAGCATACTTAGCAATATTGGTGGGAGTTCTTACAAATGGAATAATATATTTTTGAGCATTTATTCCGTATATTGGAGTACTACGCATTTTCTGCAACTGCTTTCCAAAAGCACCAAGCTCTTTAGTAAACGTTGCATACCTCATTTTATCTTCAGCTTTTTTGTTAAACTTGTTAGACTTCATCAGTTCATCAATACGCTGAGCGAACTTATCTCCTTTAACATTTTCAATCCGAGCCTGCCGGTAAGCAAGGGAATACTTTTCCGACTGATATGCAAGTGCTTTGAAAAAGTCATCAAACCCTTGAAGTAACCTGCCAGGTAAACGTACAAACTTTCCTGTTGATCCTGGAATAGAACCAAATCTTCCAATACGCCCTGCTTCTTCGAACTTAGTCATTTCATCAATCGACATTTCAGTCTTGAATGTTTGCAGGCCAATAGCTAACGCATCCAACATAGCATTGCCGTAAGATTTTTCCAAGTGGTTAGCAAGTTCCGGTGCTGTTGGTTTTGTCAATCCCTTGAAAGCTGCCAGACCTTCACGAAAGAACCTTTGCCGTCTTTCCCCGGTAGCAGCAGAACGTCCTAGTTCAATAAATGCAGCAGCAGGTTTTTCAATTCCAAAGTGAGAACCATAAACGGCTAAGTTAGAAACAATGTTTGCTACATTAGTTTGTGGTCCGCTGAGTATACCGTTCATCCAAAGTTCATAAAACTTATCAGATAATTTTGTAGGGGGAAGTTTATCTACTTCTTTCATCAGTTGTTGCAGCCCTTGCGCATCAGCCGGATCATAAAGCAGCAACTTATCAAGTATATCGTCTGACACTTGCTTGCCGTGTAACTTTTGTGCAAACTGAGGGATAAAGGATTTGTCGTATCTATTTTTTATCTGAGCCAGTTTGCTTAGTTTGGTTGCGATATTACGATAGCCAAGTTCTTGACCTTTTATCATTCCTATATTTGCATTAGTGAGATTTAATTTCATTGCTTCTTCTATTGCTTTATCGCGAGCTTCTATATCTTCAATGTTATTCGTTTCAACCGCTTTTTTGCTGAGTCTACGGGCTTCAAAGGTTTTAACTAAGTGTGCTTGCCGTATAGCTTCCTGTTCATATGCGTTTGCAGACTTCTTTTGCGGATCAAACTTTAACGCCCATTCCATGCTGTATGTGCCATCAGCAAACCGTTTGGCTGTTTCTATAACAACATCGTCAAATGTTCGTTTACCCTCTTTTCGCATCGCTTCTATTTCAGGATAACCGATTTCAGTTAAGTGATTGATGTAAAACTTAGTATCGTAATCTGCATCTATTCGTTCTAAGTTAACGCCTTTACCTGTGGTATCACCCCCCGCATACTTCGGCAACGGCATACCGTATGCAAGACCACCGGCAGGTACATTGCCTGCAACTTCTTTTATAGCGTCAGGTTTGGCTTCTAAGACCATTTCTTGTTCCGGGCTGACATATTCTTCAAGTGGAGTTAATTTAACCTCTGGTACGGCAGCAGGTTTGTTCAATTCCTCTGTTATCTTATCTTGAAACTGTTTCTTTTGCTGACTTGTTAACCTTGCTCCTATACCACCAATAATAGGGCCGCTGATTCCTGAAACAATTGCGGTCTGCTTTATGCGTTCCATTAACTCAGGCCAGGTGATCGTTTCGTCAATGGCAATCTTGTTCAAGCCAGCTTCAAGTATTGTTGCCGCTTCCTCGCCAAGTGTATCCCACAAAGCATATGAAATAGCTTTCTTTGCCCACGGCATAGACTTAAACAACTTGCCGATAGAGATAGCTTCAGTAACTGACTCAATCAATCCCTGACCAATTGCCCCCCACGTTGCGGTCTTAGGACTTGCACCTTTTGATCTCAGTTCATCGTACTTATTCCCTGCTGATACTGCAGACATTGCCATTAAAGGACCAGCCGGACCCAAGGGTGCAGTCGCAATTAAAGTAGGCAAGTTAGAACCTACATTTTGCAAGACTTCAAAAGTTATCTGCTTTGCTTTGTTGTCTGGTAAATCCTCAGGAGTAATTGCTTTTAATCCCTTGTCTAACATGCTATCCCAGAAGTCAGCAGTTTTAGCCAGCACTTTTTGATAAGCTTGTACTCCAGGGATTGCCTTGAATACACCTGCGTCTTTTTCTCCTAAAGCCCGTTGAATACCAGCTAACCCTTTGCCTATTTGTAAAACGCCAGCACCAAGACCTGGTACAATAGCAGGTGCTACTTCTTTGCCGATCTCAACAGTTTTTTCTAATACTCCAGGTTCTTTATATTCCTCAAGTGGAGTAAGTTTTGCAGCAGGCTTTTCGTACTCCTCTAAAGGGGTTAACTTCGGCTGCTTGTTATATTCTTCCAAAGGTGTAAGTTTCATTATTCCTCTAATACAAATGCTTTTCCTGTAGCGTCTTTAACAATTGGTTTGCCATCCTTAGTGAACTCGCCTGTTTCTTGATAACCAGCAGGAACAGTAAAGGTTTTTTCTGTCTGCACATTCGATATTTTTTGACCAGGTTTAGATACTTCCGAAACTTTTGGTTTCCCCGATATAACCTGGTCAAGCAAGTCAAAGAGTTCAGTTGCTTCCGGGTCTTCGGATGAAATTCCCTGCATTAAAAGCTGAGCTTTCACTTTAACAGCATCGTCAAAGTCGAGTTGCTTTTTCTTTTCCAGACCTGAACGACCGTAGAACTCCATAAGTGCCTGCCGTTCGTTTTCAGGTAACTTCAGTATATATTCGTACAACTGTATGCTTGCCGGTTTAGTAGTGTCAGCCGCCATCTTTGGAGCTCCTGTTACAGGAACAGCCTTAACACCTTCTGCTGTTTGAATGTCAACATACCGTTTCCCGTCTTCACCCATATATGCTTTTCCCACTATTTCACCTAACGGCGATCCTTTACCTTCAGCCTGCATTTTAGCTAACACGCTTTCAACAAGACCGCTGTACTTAGTGAAATCTTTATCTGATTTCTTTTCCAATGCTATTAATGCAGCGGCCTGCGCTCCCTGTTCAAGTATCTTGTAATCTTCTGTAGCAATGCCATAATCCATCATAGCAATAGCAGCTTCAGCAGGGTCTGTTGCAGTCTGCATCTTGAGGTTAAACTGCTGCAGCATTTCAGCTTTGCGTTTCGATTCTTCTTCTTTTTTGGCAAACTGTTCTTCCCTCAATCCAAGCTCACGTTCCTGCAACCCAATCCTTTCTTGGCCTTGAGCAAGTTGCTGCTGTTGCAACTGCCTCTGCTGACCCTGAGCGCGCATTGTACCCATTGTCTGCAAACCTGCTCCAAGTCCTGGTGCAGCATAAGCAAGCGGTGATCTAAGTTCAATATTCGGATATCCGTATGGCATTTGTTACCTCCCCGTCAACCATGATTGTATGCCACCGCCTAAACCTCCAGCAGCACCGATATACGGAAGAGCCTGACCAAGCAAGCCCCACCCTAAACCTTGCTGTTGGCTTTCAAGTTCAGCAGCCTGTAAACCAGAAGACAAACCAACACCGGCAAGATTTTGAGCAAGTGACTGCTGCACGTTTGCCAGATTTGTACCTAGACCAAGCTGAGCCTGCCCTACTCGTGTACCCATTCCACTGTACATGTCAGCAAGTGTTGCACCGCGAGCTAAACCGGCCTGCTGCGCTCCTGCACCCAACTGTCCATATGTTCCTAAAGCCTGCTGCCCAAGTCCAAGCCTTACATTTGCAAGCCCCTGTCCCTGTCCTGTGTATATGTTGGCTAAGTTTGCACCTAACCCCTGCTGCATTCCAGCCAAGTTCTGTCTTGCACCTAGCCCAGTCTGATAACCGGCAAGCTGTGTCTGATAGACAGCCTGCTGTTGGCTTAGGTAGTCCTTTCTGAACTGTGAATCATAAGCTGCAAGCTCTCTGTTTATGAACTGCTGTAACCCGGCTGTATCTTCAATTCCTATTCGTGCTGCTTCGTTGGTAGCCCGTTTGATTATCTCATCTCTGCCGTACTGATAGTTAGGATCACTCCTGTATGCTTCAGGATCGAATGCAAATTCAGGAGCCTCTTCCTGCATATAACGCTCTAAGCCTGCTGTTGATTCCTGATAAGAAGTTCTTAACGCATCTGCTGCCGCCTTTGCACCACCTGTTAAGGCTTCTGTTGCTTTTGCGGCTTCCTGTCTTGCTGCATCAAGGCCGGCTTTGTAAAAAGCTTCTGACTGGTTCATACCGCTCTGCACGTTTTGGTTGTACAACTGCTCTGCCTTCTGTGTATAATCACGCATGGACTGCATGGCTGTTTCTGTATAGTCTCTCAAATACTGGAACACATCCTCTGTCATCGACTCCAGAAGATCGTTTGCAGCGGCTGCAGTGTCTTTCACATCACCACCGCCTGGGTCCATGCCAAACCAGTTATCCATAACCCAACCAAGAAACATGGGGTTATATTTTGACTCTTCCTGCAAAATTGAAAACATACAGCCTCCTCAGTATAGCAATATATTTATATACACATCAGTCCAGACGGAACCGGAATTGTTAACAATTGTCGTTGTTTCGTCATCTGTAAGCTGAACGGTAAGCCCAGATGTTACAAGTTCTCTGTTTGTTCCCTCGTACACCTGCACTATCCTGCGATACCGGGCGTTCTTGGAATGTGAAAAAGCATAAGACCCACCGTTGGCTAAAGTCGCAAGTGCTGTGTCGTCCTCAAAGTTTTTCTGCTCAATAGAACAGGCTTCTCTAATAATGGCCCTAAGTACATAGCGCAATTCGTGTGCTAATGTCGTAGGTAATGTTATGTTACTGTGCAGCATTTTAACTCCTGTTCAACACTTCTATGTCTTCAGTGCCGTTAAATAAAGCAAACCGACTGTTATGCGTGTGTACTATTTCATACTGCCTGGAAGTGTATACACCCATCCTGCGCAGTGTAGTGTAAAAATCATACTCACCAGTCTTTCCAAGCCCTAGTATCAGTTCATTTCCCCAAGCATTGTTGTTGTCTCTCCAACGTATGCTGAATTTATTTTCCGCTGTATAAGAGCCGTACCCTTTTTGAATACGGAACTTGATCCAGTTTGACTTCTTGCGTAGCTGTGTGCCGTGTGTAACGTGCCCTGTCTGCCTGACTGTTCGGATCGTATCACCCCAGTCCTGAAATGTATCCAGCGACATATTGCCCACCAGACCGTTATTTCTGCCGCCTACAAGGTGTTTATTCCAGGGGCTGACATAATCATAAGTCTGCCCAAGAAAACGCTCGTGAGAGGCTGTAGACTTATTCCAGTAAGACCATTCGTGCCATTCATTCCTTGATACATCATATACCAGCGTTCTGTCTGCTGTAGGAAACTGTGTAACGTAAAAGATGTGCCCTGCGATCCTGTATATATCAGACATTGCATTGCTGATATCGCTGAATCCTTGTACTACCCTGTCGTAAGGAGTGGACAAAGGTTCAGGCAAACCAACACCAGGCCAGCGCACACAGCGTCTGTCTTCATCCCAGTAATACCAGAACCCTTCAGCAAACTGTACGGTATCAGCAGCAATACACCCTTTCTTAATTGCACTGCCAATATCCCTCTGAAAGTTAAAGAACAAAGAGCCGGTATCCTGCCATGTTTCAATTGTATGTGTCCCAAAAGCAAGCAACAGTCCTCTAAATTCTACTACTTTCGTAGCGTCATCAGGGTTTACATTTGCGACAAAGCTGTCAGTTGCACCGTTGAACACATCGGAATTGGCATCTGTGTAATATATCCTGTCGTCACCGTATCTTGTCACAACCAAACGCTTGTTGATTGTCGCAATGGAAGTTGCCTGAAAGTCTACAACACCCGATACACTCAACTGACTAACGGTCCATGTCCCATCTATTTTGATAATGTGCTGCCCGTTTACCATGTAAATGTTATCGCCACGTTCAACAAAAGAAACGCGCTGTCCTACCAGCATTTTACTTGTTGCTCTTGTTGTAACATTACCGGCACTGTCAACCGAGTATATATTGCCGTTGCATACCACAACTTCTTCATCCTGAGTGCCCCAATAGAACAAGCCGTCTATCGAATTACTGCTGTTGGAAGTATCAGCAAACGATTCTATTCCAGGACGTTTAACTGTCGCTGGTTGCCCTTCCTGCGGGAGTTCGGTTACATAGCCGTCTATCAGAAGCGCAGACAGTTCAGACAGTCCCTCTTCAGGGATGTTCTGATATACAGGTGTGTTAAAAGGTACCGGGCGTTCAGCCATTACCAGCCTCCAACCTCAAGGGTCGCTCTACCCCAAGAGTTAGCACCCACACAAACGTAGATGTAATTTGTATCCCATGCTATGCTGCCCTGATCTCCTGTATCGCCAGTGCTGGACGGTGTTTTGGAACTGCGTATACGAATGTAATCATCGTTAACATCAAGTGCGCAAGTAGGATCGTTCCCTGTGCCACCGCGTAAAAGTAGACCGCCAAAGCCGCTATCAATTGTTGGGTCAAATTCGAATGCGTGGTTGAGTATATTTCCGTCAATATAAAAATGTCTTGTCCCGTTATCAGTGTTAAATGTATATGCTGATCCAAGCCATGTGATATCAGTTGAATCAATTGTTACTTGATCGTTGCCTGCATCAACCTTAAAGCAGTTCGCCATTGTATCCCCTTCAACTCTGAAGTCAACATTGTCGCTGCCGTTGTTAATAACAATTTCAATGCTGTCTGCGTGAAATGCGCTTATGTTACCGTTATCAATCACTATATCAAAGCCAGAAGATGAACTGGAAACAACCTGTGTATATATTCTGTCTGTAGCATCACCCATTGTGATTGACGAACCGATTCCCCCAAGCATATAAATTTGTGAATAAAGATTATCTTCTATAAGAACAGCACCATCTGAAATGTGTATAGGGTCTGCCCCTGAATCACCTGTTTTAACATGAAGCAGCACATCAGCTTCAGGTGTATCTGTGTTCAAGCCGATGCTGTTTGCGCTTGCATCAATAAAGAACATGGCAGAGTTGCTGTCGGATTCGCACCTTAAATCTTTATCTGCTCCTGATTCGTTGAATACAAACGCGCCTCCGTCAATATCCACATTGCCAGCTATAGACAGTGTAGAATCAAGAGTAACAGCACCTGTAATTCCAACCGTTGACTGAAACTGCGCAGCACCAGCACAAGACAATGTTGTGGATAAGGTCAATGCATGTGTGAAAGTAGCAGCCCCGCCGTCAGCAATATAAAGGCCATTATTACCATCATCGTATAAGCGAACACCATCACCATCACGAGCCCTAAACTCATCGGCTTTGACTTCTTTGCCGTCTGCAAAAATAACATTACCATCTCCCTGAAAGATCATTTCTTTAAGCGCATCTGTTGTATTCGTAATACTGAATCCATTATCAGCAGTAGATATTTCCAATCTGTAATCATCTGTGCTTGCGCTGTTAAGCTTTAATCCGCCGCCTGCTGCATTTGTTGGAGATAAGGTGAGTACATCCTGATTGTTGCTTGTGTAATCGTCTGCAGGACCAACCCTGAACCCGCCAAGGAATGTTTCAAGAGTTACGCCGTCATTATCTTTCATCACTACATCGTAATAACCAGGCCGTGCGTATATTTCAGCACGACCGTAAGCATTAGTTGTGTAAGGATTACTCACGGGATTGGACTCGTCTTTGTCGTCATACAAAGTAGACAATGTGGTTGTGCCGTGATCGTAAACTGTAACCTCACCGCTGATAAGCTGGTCGCCTGAATTATCATCAAAGCCTATCCACAAAGGGAACTGATAAGCGGTAGCTGAAGCAGCCACCGCTATAAACAACATCAGGATTGTTAGTATTTTCATTAGTACCCCACTTCCAAAGTAGCTCGGCCCCATCCGTTAGCAACACCTGTATAGACATAGACAAAAGTAGAATCCCACGCAACTTCTCCTGTATCTCCAGGATCAGCAGAAGCAGGTGATTGCGTCTGTACAATCTGCACTGAATCGCTGTTTACTGACAACAACTGTACAGGCTGTGTTGTTCCAATGCCTACTTGTCCAGTATCCAATATTCTCAACCTGTATGCCGCTTCATCCTGATCATATATACCGAAAGCATCTTCATCATTAATGAACTGAGTGCCACCTTCCGTATTTTCCAGCCACAAAGAAGCGAGATTTCCATCGGTAGCAGTTATCTTTATCCTTTGTGACACGCCGCTGCCGCTCACCTCAAGCGGCTGTGAAGGGGAATTAGTACCTATTCCGACTTGTCCATTATCCAGAATTCTCAACCTGTAAGCAGATTGATCCTGATCATATATACCAAAAGCATTTTCATCATTAATGAACTGAGTGCCGCCTTCCGTATTTTCCAGCCATAATGATGCAAGATTGCCGTCAGTCGATGTTATTTTGATCCTTTGTGACACACCGCTACCGCTTACCTCAAGTGGCTGTGAAGGGGCATTAGTACCTATACCAACCTGGCCTCCATCCTCAATGAATACACCGAGATTGTCTCCGTCATCAATCAAAGAAAGGCCGCTTGCATCCATGGCTTTAACTGCTTTGAGTTCTAACGTGTCGCTCGATACAACGGATATGCCGACCCATATATTATCCTGAGTGAATATAGTTACAGCATCACTGTCTTTAATGACAATCTTAATCCAGCCTGAAGCGGTGTATAAAGAGCCTCTACCTATAGAATCAAGAGTGAAGGGGTTAGACGCAGCCCCTCCACTTTTTGAAGTAAAGCAATCTCTAAGATCGGTTGTTCCAGCGTTATATACAGTGACCGTACCGTCAGCGTTAAGTAATCCGTCTGTGCTAGCAATCCCATATATCACACCGTCAATCTGGTAGTAATTAGTTGCACACAAAGGCAGGCACAACACTATTAAGCATAGCAACAGCTTGCGCATTCAGCCTCCTTAATCGGTAAGATCGGTTGCTGTTACAACCCCGTTAACGACTTCGATGCGATAATATTTACCGTTGGTTGTGTCTTTAAGAACCACACCCTTCCAGGCAAAAGGTGTGTCGTCGTCATTTTTTCCCAAATAATATGTGTCATCCGTATGAGGGTAAATATTACCCTCAACATCAAGTTTCGCATTCGGGCTTGCTGTGCCTATGCCTACATTCCCGCCTGAAGGATTCAGCGAAAGCGGATAAGATACACCGCCAAACACACTAATGGATTGTAACCATCCGCCAAAGGGGCTATTTGGGTTTACACCGAAATCAAGCCCTACGCTGTTGCCAGACTGGGTAAGCCTGAGTAAATTTGTGCTACCATCCAAAGCAGGAGCACCGGATGTACCATAGATATGACACTCGCAGGACGGGCTGTCACGGTTTAACCCGATATACCCATTATCCAGAATTCTCAACCTGTATGCCGCTTCATCCTGGTCATATATTCCAAAAACATCTTCATCATTAATGAACTGGGTTCCACCTTCAGTATTTTCCAACCACAAGGAAGCAAGGCTTCCATCGGTAGCAGTTATTTTTATTCTTTGTGATACGCCGCTGCCACTTACTTCAAGCGGCTGTGAGGGAGTCGCAGTGCCTATACCAACCTGACCGCCATCTTCAACGAATATGCCGTTGTCAGCATCGTCAACAAGGTAGAGTCCTGCCCCATCTCTTGCTTGAATTTTATCAGCTTGTATTTTTCTACCATCACCTATATCCCAGTCACCTGTCAGTGCAACCGTGCCGTCCTTGTTGACGTAATCGTCAGGATCAATGTACGCCTCTAGTGTGGTGTCGCTTTCGAGTTTAGTGTACACTTCTGTTGAATTGTAGGAATATGCGTCAATAATATCCTGTATTTCGTTCGTGGTTTTTTCTGAATCTTGTGAATCAAGGTTTACCCATCCACTGTTGTAACCCTGAAAGTTTGATCCGTCCCATCTGATAGTACCATCATTTGTTCCTGCTGAAGTGCCAAGTTTAATAGCCCCGTTGACTTCGAGCTTTTCTGAAGGTGTTGCGGTACCGATACCTACCCTATTTGTGTTTGCATCACCGAATATCAGGTTCTGGTCAGTATCACCTTCAACCCTGAAGTCTCCCTGTGTGTTTCCATCCTCGTTGAATACGGCTGTGTCGTTACATATCACATGCTCAGCTTCGACTGTATCAGCAATTTTAACATCACCATTAACCTCAAGTGTTGCAGATGGGGTGGTTGTACCAATACCTACACTTCCAAATGTTCCTGCACCAGTAGCAGCACCGACATGCAGTGTTGGAACGGTGGAGTTAAAGCCTACATTAAAGCTGTTAGCAGCACCAGTAAGCCTGTTTGTGTTATCAACACCAATACCGACTATCATGTTACCAGCACCAGTAGCTGTAATCCATTTTCCCAGAGCCATTGTGTTCGCTGTGTTGGCATTATTGAGTTCACCAATGGAGAAAGCACCCTGACCATAAACCAGGTTACCGTTGCCATGTGAGAATGAATATACTCCATCTGACTCGCAGTTGTAACCAGACGAGAACGAGTTATCACCAGCTGACTCACAAAACTGCCCAAATGTTGCTGTGTATTCACCGATAGAAGCGTCATCCCATTCTGTTCCAGTGCATGTGCCAGCCCTGAAAGCTCCTCTCCTTGGATACCAAAACATTCTGGTTCCAGCACCGGAGTAAGGAATATAGTTTCCCGATCCATAAGTTCCAGATGCACCCATAATATCATTGCCTTTAATCATGCCTGTTGTAACTTCCAATGTGCCAGCTACTTCAAGGGATGATCCTGGTGTCTGTGTTCCTATTCCAACATTGCGATCTTCAACATACACATAAGGGTTAGCTTCAGTCCATGGAACACCAATAAAGCCGCCAGCAGCTTCAACTGTTCCGCTAAAATATGCGCCGTTATCCGCTGTTACAGTCAATCTATCGTTTTCCCCATCAAGTCCAACTGGATCACCCACTACTATGCCACCCTTTGCTTTAATTGGGCCAGTCACTTCAATGGTTGCCAGAATTTCTATAGAGCCGCCGTCTTTTGATTCTATAATATTTGTTTCAATTGAGTTCAGAGATACGCTTGATGTACCGCCTGTAATGAAAGATTGCCAGTCTGTTCCGTCATAGCCGTAAAACTCATCGTCATCAGAGTCGTAATACATCCAACCTTCAGAAGGGCTTGTTGGAGCTCCAGATTGAGGTTCAATCTCAATCGTTCCAACTGCAAACGTTTCTATCGTAGATAAAGGCAGTGTGCCGTCAGGACCAACAATAATTTGTCCATAACCATACGTTTCGTTGTAACCACCAACAGTACCTGTAGGATGGGAAGCACTCATCGGGATAAAAGCTGTGGATACCGTAGGATCGTGATTAAGTATCAAACCCCCGTCATCATCAAGTGCAAACACCCGATGTACAGGTGGTGAAGAGGTAACATCGTACCCTCCTATAACACCAGCAGGATGGAATGCATCCAACGGAGGAGCAACTCCGAAAACACCAACAGTAAATAATACGGTAAACAACACACACCATTTGCATGATTTCATCTTCTTGTCCTCCCAATGTTAAATGCACCTTTTTTGAAGTGGTTATTAGTTATCGGCCTGTCGCCGTCTTTAGCTTGTTTCTTCAGTTTTGTGGCTTTCATTTCGTATAAACGCGGATCAACTCCATATTCGTAAGCCAGGTCTGCAGCAAGAGCAAACACAAGATACTTATACCAACGTACAGGGAAGTCCGGGTTATTGGTTGATGTGTCAAAATCTTCAAGCAATCGCACTCGCATATATTCCAACACAAAGTCAGTATTGTTTGGTTGAGGATAAAGATAAACATGCGGGATGAGTTTGCGGTGAAACGCCAGCTTATCTGGATATGATGAAGCGTCAAACTTGTTGTCGATTTTGAAATATTCGTCAAAAGTAATAATTGATACAGGGTAGTCGTGACTGGTTGTACTGCGTATATTGGCTGCTTCGATCAGAACTGTATCGGCATCTTCCTGCCAATCTCCAATCGAACTATATTCTGTATCGACAGCCCACACACCGCCTGTTGTGCCTCCCTGTTTCCAATAACTGAGATATTCTGCACCCGTTACAGGTCGATTGTCTGCTGTTGCAGTATGACTTCTGGTGCATGTATAAATATTGCCGTCAGTCCCTGTAACTTCGCTTGATGCAGTAAAGGTCTTTGTTTTCCATTCACGCGTCCACAGCATGACATTATCATCCTGCAAAGCTTTGACCAAAACATTAAGTGCTTCAGCACCTTCTGAAAGTTGCGCTGCCGTTGGATTCTGCCCTGTTGCGACTGCGCCAAGTTTCCTTAACGATTCAGTAATGAGTTTATTTCTGGTCAGTTCAAAGTCATATGATCCACTGGTTGTTTTAGACATTCGCTCCCCTTACAAGTAGAAAGGGGGCAAAAGCCCCCCGCCTATTAATAATCAATCGTGTACGGATCGGGCACAGCATCTTTGTCAACATCACTCGGTAATGCCGAAGTGCCACTTGGTAACGATCCTTTGAATGTATAAAAGGTTGTCGTTACACCGGTTGCGTTAAAGTTAGTTGTTGATGGTGTGAAGTCGTTGTCGGTTGTTTTAACCAAGATCGCACACAGAGCCGCTTCGTTAGAGGGTATAGCCGGTAACACTGCTGTTTCGGTTGTAGCATCGTATTCCGTTCCCTGAGTAACCGTAACAGAAGCATTTGGGTCAGTGTCGCTGCCGTCAAAAGAGGCTAAATAATAGCACTGTTCCCCTGCTTCTAAAACAGCAGCCGACTGCCAGTCAAGGATTTCAGCGGTAGCATAGCAGTATTTCAGCACACCGTCAATTATAGCTTCACAGGTTACCAGGGTCCAGACGCTTGCACCGTCTGCCGCTGTACCAGCTTCCTGCACAGCACCTGTCGACAAAACAGCTTCAGCAGGCCCAAGACCCATATAACGCTGGTTGTGTTTTAGAGCATTTACCATTGTTTGCAATTCGCCTATAAGATACCATTCCCCCCACGACACATTATGCCCTGAAGGTGTGTACCTGTATGAAGCAAACAGTGTTATAATCGCACATAAGATTACAAGCACCGCTATTCTCTTCAATGTTCCTCCTTTAAGTAACGCGGGAGGGCTGTTAACCCTCCCGGTTAATAGTTTACTTTAACTTTGGCGTTAGCCCCAGAAGTTCAAGTGCCTCTACCAGAGCAGGGCTAACCTGCTTGCCGTTAATGCATTCTTTGCACTTCACTTCTTTGAACACTCGTTTGCCGTTCTTGTCCAGTTTCGGGCGAAGCTTTTTATTGCCGTGTTCGTCTTTAACCTGAAGGTCGTCCTCGAACTGCTTAATCTTCTGAGTTCCCGTGCCTGAACAATATACGCATTCGCGAATAAGAGCAGCCATATAACCCCCTTATCCGCTGTAGCGTTCGGACATAAAGTATTCTGCCCAACAGCATACCTTTGCGGCATCAGTGTCATGACCCATTACGAGGTCAATCGTATCAGCCGCCGCGTAATACTTTGTTGTACCTGCATATGTGTCTGTTGCTTCAAGTGAAATCTGACCCGTTGCAGAGTTCAGATTAAGACTTGCATCCCATCCGTCAGCGGTAGCTGCATCACCAACGGTTGCTGTGCAGGCACCTCCTTCTGCTGTAAGCACTTCAGCACCCCAACGTATCACACGTGCTCCTGCCGGAATTTTGAGAACCTGGACGATATCAGTTGCCGATACGTTTGTTGCGGAAAAATCCAGATAGTTCTCAGTCCAGATTGAACGCCCACCGATCGCCTGTTTTTCGACTGCAGCCTGTCCAGTCAGAAATGTTTTGATTGTGTCAGCCATTATTTACCTCCTTAGGCCAGAGTGATATCGGACTGCTGTGTTCTGCTTACGTAGAAGGAGAACTGCCCGTTATCAAAGGTAAAGGAACTGGACGGATCAGTGAACTGAGGCTTTGCCACACCGAAGTCAAAGTCGATTGCATAACCAACCTGATCGGTATAGTCAAAGGTTTCCATTACCATGTAAGGCTCAGTCCCGAACGCCAGACCGATTGCATCTGCTCCAAGAAACTTGCCGTGCGACCACGGGACAGCACCTGCGCCGCCATCAGTTGCGATCGGCATTTTCTCGTAGCCATGAATTATTACGTTGTTGTAAGTACAGATTGCATCCTTAAAAAGAGGATGGTCCTTGCCTTTGCCCTGCCATGCGCTGTTGACGATGTTGATCCACTCTGTATTGCGCAGCATGTCGGCTTTTACATCTGTATGCACAAGAGCGACAAACCACGGTGTACCGTCAATCATGAGTGGAGCAAGTTTCGGACGCTGACCGTCTCTGCCTGTTAAAGCTGCTGAATACATCAAAGAAACCATTGCAGGTGTGAACTTTGAAGTTGTAGCTGAAAGAGCAGCTTTAGCTGTTGCAGCAGTTCCAGTGAGTTCGTACTTGTTATCTGTCACACCGTCATAGTAGTAAATCTCCGTTGGAGCCGCAAGCAATGTGGTGCGTGTAACATTGTCGATCTTCTGAGCAGCCCAGTTGTAAAGCAGGTTTTTGCTCACTTCGTCAAACTTGAAGTAAGTTCTTTTCCTTGCCATGCGGCTGCGTGAGCGTGTAGCGTTCCTGTACTGCGCCAGCGTTATGGAGTAATCATCCGTGCTGATGTCAGATTCGTTGTCCTCCAGGGTCTGGCCTTCTGTTACGCCACTATTCTCATCGAGTTCAAAGTAAAACCCGACTGTGAGTTTGTCGCCAGGTTCGCGGCCTTTGAAATCTTTGTAAGCGTGAACAATGGAATTGCCCCCACCATCAATTACTCCACGGTGGCTGTCAAGATACTGCTTCTGTTCCTTTGCAGGAAGACCATTCCTTCTGAGAAAGTCTCCTGAAAAGCGGGAAAGAAAAAAGCACTGCCTGGGCATTTCAGACATAAATTCCGATGCCCACCTTTTAACTGTAAGGTTATCGGCAGAAGTAAAGTTTTTTGATGCCATGAGTTTCCTCCTGTGTTATCCTTTCTTTGCTTCCCACGCATCAACGTCAGACCATGTGATTTGCCCTTTGTCGATCAGTTCGATAAGTGCAGCATCACCACCGGCTTTGTGAATGGAATCAAGATCAATTCCACCTTCTGTATCTGTGGTGTTCGAAGCATTGGCTGTTACTGTCTTCTTTTGACCGGAAACAGTTTTAGCTCTTTGCCTTGCTACGTTTTCCTGCTGCAACTTCTTTTCCTGACCTTTTTTCTCCAGGTCTGCCAGTCTCTGCGTAAGCTGAACGTTTTTGGCTTTCTGAATATACAACTGCAGTTCGTTGGAAAGACGAGGGTCAAGAGGATCAGCAATAAAAACATCAACAGCACCTGGAGCCCATATCGCAGAATCTTTTTTTGCCAGGTCTTTGATTGTTGGCAAAAGATTGTCGAGTTCAGGCTCTGCAGTCCTGACTGCTTGCTCATGTTTGCTTTTCAATTGCATTTGCTGCCTCTGATAAGCATTCAAGTAAGCAACAGGGTTCTGCTCATATCTGATACGTTCTTCGTCTGACATTTCCGGTAGCTGTTCTTGCTGTTGCGGACCTTTAGCATTGCTTAAATCAGTTCTTAACTTGTCGATTAAGCTTTGCTTTTCCTGTACTTGCCTTTCCAATTTACTCAGCCGTTCTTCAACTGGGTCAACTGATTCTTGAGTTTCGGAAGTTTCTTGCTGTGTCTCCTGCTCTGTCTGGGTTTCGCTGACTTCACCTTGACTGTCAGAACTTACTTCCTCTGTGCTTGGTTCGGTAAATACATTTTCGCCAGCACTTGCTAATGTCTGGTATTCAGCGGCAAGCTCAATAGGTAATTCGCCGCGATCAATCGCGGCAACTAGCTGCTCTTCGCTTTTCCCTTCCAGCAGTTCGCGGTACTGGTCGAACTTGTTTTCCTGAACTTGCTGTTCAGAGGTTTCGGTTGTCTGCTGCTCAGTCAGGTTCTCTTCAACTACTGCCGATGTTTCGGCGTTTTCTACGTTCATCTATCCTCCTGGTGTTTGGGGAGGCAATCAATTGCCGGTGTGCCCCTTTATTCGGTAGACCTGTTGGTCTAGTGTGCCGAATTATAAGAAAAAGCCCCACGTGCCGACCAGTTGACCAATCGGTACATGGGGCTTAGTTACGACTTGCGGACTAAGTTACCCGCTTATACGTTTCCTTGTAATTAGTTGTGACCCAAGCTATTCCGCCTTTCTCAATGCGAATAACAATTTCACCACTTACCTTGTTTTTAATTATACCGTATTCCTTCATGAGTTTCAACAGTGCCCCTAAAAAGGTATTGACATGCACATTACTTTTATGCATTGGGAGGCATTCCTGTTCCAGGCTGCTGCGGAGCCGGTCCCTGTTGTAACCCTAACTGCTGCGCCAGCTGTGGAGATATGATCCCCTGCCGGAACAGTTCTTTTGCAACGGACTTATACTGTTCGGTGAAGTATTTAAGCTGCTCACCCATAGCACCGGCCTGCTGCTGTTGCCTGATATTCTGCAGGTACTCAGCCTTTATTGATGCAGGCATATCGGAAAGCTGTGCAACAATTGTAGGATCAGGCGGTAATCCTGCCGCTCCAAGTCTTTCCATCATAGAAAGCGCAGCCTGTCTTTTTGCTGGTGTATCAAGGTTTTCGTCAACTATAAGATCGAATTTCACAAGGTCGAAGTTATCAAGCACAGACTGTATTACCTCAGGTGGATATAGCATCAATTCCATAGTCTGCGGTATTTGCGGTGCTTGCTGACCGGACATTGCTTTCAGCGGTGCAGTAGACAGCTTCAACTCATTCCGTGCATTCTCTGAGTACAGTATTCTGATAACCCTTTCTTTGCTGTATATCTTTTGTATCGCTTTGATAATAAGTTTGCCAAGTCTCTTCTTTGCATTGCTGTGGTTGTCGTACAAATATTCGTTGCCAACAAGTCCTTTTTCTTCCTGGAACAGCAAAGCTTTACCTGACTGCCGTTCTGCTTGCCCAAGCATAGCCAGATTGACATTAGCCAAGTCCCTGACCTTCTGCGGTGCTGTAAAAGAGAACTGGAACAACTCAGGCGGTATCTTCTGCCCTTCCATCTGACGAGGGACATCGTTCATATCGTTGACTTCCCACACCGTACCAGGACTTGAGCCGTAATCCTTGAAGTCCTCAAAGTCTGATGGATTGGAAAACATATCCTTGCGTACAAAGGTTGGGTTTGCATTAGCCTTTGTCGCATAATCAACGATCAACGATTCCATCTTGTCGATCTGCTTGTTCATATCCATCAAACCCTGAACTTTTCCCCGGTATTTGTTCTTTCTCTTTTTCGCATAATCAAACACCAGGTTAATGTCGCCATCAAACGGATACTGCTTGTCATCTGGGAAATATGCGTCCAGAAGGATATCTTCGGTAAAAGTAATTATCTTGATGACTGGCTTCAAGAATGGTGTGACAACAAACGCTTCTACACCTTTAATTGCTGCAATCTCTTCAGCCGAGAAGTCTTCAAGCACAACATGGTCACCCCTGTCGGTGGATGCGTCACGGTAATTGCTAAGCCAATACACGCGTTTCTTGTACCGCTGCACAACCTCAACAACCTTAAAGGTTTTGCGGGCAACATCGCTTAAAGAAAGGTCGCCAATGGGTTCGTTAACCTGTGTGCCGTGTTCGTATGCTTCGTTACCGTGATACTGGACATGATCTTTTGGCTCTTCCTCTTCTGTAAGATCACACATCACACGTTCAAGTTCAGAAGCTTTTTCCGGGAACATATCCTTGGCTTCACGCAAAGAGTACCACTTGTGCTTGGCTGCATACTGCATATCACGCTGATCTATACTGTTATGTGGCCCACCGTCAACATCGTCCCACGGGTAATGGTTGATAACAATTTCACCTTCAGGGTTTTCGCTGTAATCAACGTAAATTTCAAACACGCCAATTCCGGCATCAAGTTTGTCTTCGAACACACAACTGTCAACAATTGAAAACTCATTTGACTCCAGCACCTGGTTGAGACAGACGTTCATAATGTCAGCAGATAACTGGTCTCCGTTATCAACAGCATAGCAATGCAGCTTAGTCCTGTTCCTGCGCTGATAACCGCACAGGCTGTCTGTTATTGCCTCAGTGTAATTCAGCGTCAAAGCGCAACGATCCTTGTCGTTAAGGTCTTGAAGTGTTTTCTTATCCCAGTGTTCCCCTTCAACAAAAGCAACAGCCTTTTTACCGAGCTTCTTGGAATCACGGTTGTACACAACAGCACCTTTCCAAAGGCTCTTACCTATTTCCAGGTCTTCTGCTTCTTCCTTTATATCCTTGGGTTCAGGGATATACTCGCCTGCAAACTCATGCGAATGCATGGTTTTTCCAGCAGGATAGATAACCCATTGCGCCATGCCCTGTGGTTCGCCTATTTCTGTCTCATTATAAATAACTTCCTGCTCCACTGCATGGGTGTGACCTTTAGCAGGTGCAATATAACGTGTCACCTGCCCGGTCGCTTCATTCACAACTTCAACAGCCAAGTGAAAGTGAGAGCCTGCGCCTCTGCCCACTTTCGATGTTTGCAAAATGTTTATCATTTTATGCCTCCTTATTTACCCATCCAACCAGCGTGTGACATAGCAGAACTACGTCTTCTCGGTCGTGAATATCTCTGTCTTCCCAGATAATACTTTTCATCTATGGATACAGCCAGAATAAAGGCACTTGCCTTATCAGGGCTGCGGCCTATCTCTTTTTCGATCGCCTTATTCGAGTCTATTTTAAGTTTGCCTTTGAATACGTCCCTGTTTTCTTTTTTAGGAGAAGTAAGCTCAACCATTAATTCTTCATCTTCAATGATCTTTATGTTACCGGCTTGAAAGCAAGAGCGGGCAACGTTCCACAGTTCGTCTTTGCGCCGATAAAACATATCGTCCCGTGGTTTAGCAGATACATCCTCGGATATAATAACAATAGACATATCCCGTATAAGCTTGCGCACCATCGTTACAATTGCTCTACCTATACCAGTTGCCTCTATTGATGCGACATGACAGTTATTCTCGATGAAAGATTGTACAATTTCTTGAGCAAGTAACGTTTCGTCACGTTCATGGACTTCAGGTCTTATCTCTACCTGCTTAACATGGTTTGGCCCCTGAAAATACTGGATAATGGTTTTGTCTTTAATCAAACCAATATCAACACCGGCTTTAAGGGGGTAATCTTCCTGCATCTTAAAAGGTTCTCTATGCGCTGCCTCTTCCACCCATACCCATGGAATGAAAGAACCTGTTTCAGCAGTCGGAAACTTAGAGCGCACATAAATCTTAAACCCGTCTGTATCTTCACCGCCGTATTGAATCTTCATTTTGTCGATGTGTATTTGTTTTTGCGCTTCAGGCATACGATCGGTTTTGTAAAAGTCCCATGTCAAAGGAATGTAAAGGCTGCGCTTCGGGCCTCGGTGTGTTGAGTAAGCAAAGCCACGGTTCTTTGTCGGGTTAAAGATAGGAAAGATATAGTTGTGAAGGTCAGAACAAGTATTCTCGATCTGCTCAATGATCTGATCCTCAACCTTGTTTGCCTCATCAATAATGAAGAACATGTACTTTTCGTGGAAACCGTCAATCGTCTTAGCCAGGTTACCATCTTCAAGAGAAACAGTTTTTGTAAAAGCCTTTCTGGTTGGAACTCTTTTGTCGGTAAACGGGTCTTTGAAATACATGTTCTCTGCAGTCTTATCAAACCAATCCTTGATAATGCACATGTACTCACCGGCTTCGTTTGTATGATTAAGCCATTTGTCTATTTCACGCCACAAGATATTCTGCAGCTGCGACTTTGAAGGTGCAAGGGCAATAACCTTAACCGGATCAAAGCATGTCAGAGCCCATGGAATTAACATACCTCCTGCTACACAGTCTTTACCCGTACTTTTGGCTGAGCAGACAGAAGCTCCTGCAGCTTTAATATACCGCAGGAGCACCTTATTCTTAATTCTGTTAACGTCTTTAACCCTTGGACTGTGCTGTAGCCAGGTCTTTGCCCAGAGCAACCGCCTCAACTCATTTAAGAACTGATACTGTTGATTAGAAACACGCGGTTCTTTGTCCGATCCAACCGGATGAAACCCCATAGCTTCAATAACAAAACGGTACGGGTCATATCTCCAATCTCCGATCTTCTGGGCAAGCTTATTTATTTCCTCTTGTGTTATCTGCATTTCACCCTGTTTCTAAAGGATGTGCCATCAAACCGCTTACATCGCCGTGACGGTAGACTGTTGTAAAGTAATGCTTGTCAACATACTCTTCACCCGTCAGCCTGAACATCCTCCTTCTCTCCTGATTCTTCATCGAAAGAAAAATCTTCAACCACTCCTGGAACGTCACCCACTTTTTCTGGTTCTTTTGTTCCTTCTGGCTGTTCCTTGATTTCTGGGAGTTCTCCTGTTCCGTCAAATTTGAGTGTGCAGGCTGCTTCGAACTTGTGTGCAATGTCTGCTCCATAAATCTCTCCTATACGTTCGTATATGTCCATTCCCTGCCTGATCTTGTTGACAAGGAAAGCTTCCACCTGTATTCGGTTGGAATGATGGAAGTTAAGCATTTCAAGATGTTTTGCCGCTCCTCTTAACTGCCCCCACGGGATGCCTGGAAAGACCGACACGTATTCTTCCTTTTCTTTCTCAGACATTTTGTTGTTTACCTTTTCGTTCAGTTCTTTGTTTGGTGTTTTCAGTGCAGCCGCTTCCTTCATCAGGCCCGCGAATTGAAAAAGGCTTTCCATTCGATCGGGTGTGATACCGTACAGCTTTTCCATTAAGAACAGCAAGTTGTTAAGCGGGTTCTTGTTAGGAATAAAACCCTTTCCGCCAAACGGCATACACTTTTCACAGCCCTGGAACTTACACGTGCATCGGTTGAACAATTGCATTATACCTCCGGTTCATCTTTATTTTGGTACAAGGCTCTCAAAGCCTCGCCTAATTTCGTGCCATAAGAACTGCAAGGTGCGTTATTACCCCACACTTGCTTATAATGGATTATGCATAAACCGTGTTTTCGATCTAATGGATGATATCCGTAACATGTTTTGCAGTTCATTTGGACCCCTTCAGGTTATTTTATACCTACAATAGGTATTTATCAACAAATTTATGCGCATAAAAAGAAAATAGCCCCTTTTGAGGCTATCGTTCCCGGCAGGATATTTATGTACCCTGCGCAGCCGTTAAAGCTGCTCGGTCTTGGTTATGTCAAGGATTAGAACTGTGCAGCTATATTACCAGAACCTGGATCATGTGTCAACCCTATTTTGGCTTTTTCTTCTTGTGCGGTTTCTGGTCCGTGCTTTTGACGCACACTGCATACGGGTTGACCTTCTTGCCGCTTTTCCTGTTTTTCGCTTTTACCTTGCGTACACATCGTTCAAGTTTGGCTGGCATTGTTCATCCTTTTTTTTATTTATCAGCCGGTAAACCCACACCCAAAAACCAGAGGTAGTGATTAAAAAAGTGTGGACCAACCGGCAGTTACTATTATACATTTTGGTCATCCGGATTACCAATAAATTATTTGATAAAAACAAACAAGGCGATATAATAAAAACATGAAATGCACGGCCGAACCGAAAAACGATATTGCAAAATAAGCTTGAACCTGGGGCGAGGTTTCACTTGGCCGTGCTACCTTGCTTCAGGGGATAGCTTTTAATACGGAGGGAAAATGATATTAAACATGCAAGAGCTGAAGGATTTTATAAGCTGGTATGAAAAGAACGTTGAGGAAAGCGACGTTAAATTAAAGGAATGTAATTTAGGCTTCAAGGAAAAAGGGGTGGAGGAAATTAAGACGATATTCAACATTCATGTTTATGATCCAGGCGAGTGCATTGTTATTGAAAACGGCAACAAGAAAGAATTAGCTAAACCAGATTTCCAGTTAATTTTCACACTAGGGTAAACATCATGGCGAGAACCGTAAAAAACATAGTCGATTATTTCCCGCACAGCTGCAACCACAGCAAAACAATGTTTATACTGGATAACCAATATGGAAATGACGGTTATGCTTTTTGGTTCAGGCTTTTAGAAATCCTTGGCAAGACTGAAAATCATTTTCTCGATCTTAACAAAAAGTCTGATTTTTTATTTCTGGTAGCAGAAACCCGTATAACTGGAACAGAAAGGTGCCAGGAATTATTGGACCTGCTTGCCGACCTTGATGCGATCGACTCAGAACTGTGGAAGGAGTATAGAGTAGTCTGGGTGCAAAAGTTTGTTGATAACATTGCAGACGTTTATAAAAAAAGAGGTAGAAAAACACCGTCAAAACCCGTTCTTGATAACAAGAAAGCTATTTCTGGTACCAAGAATGCGATAACTGTTACAGAAATCCCACAAAGTAAAGTAAAGGAAAGTAAAGTAAAGGAAAGTAATAACACTACGTCAAAATCATGGGATGATTTTTCGGTTGATGTTAAAGAAATATGCCGTAAGC